TTGCTATACGTCCGTGGCATTTTTATCCTTACTTCTTAGACCATTTTTTAACAATATCCGATACGTCGGACGCTTTTTCACCAGCGGAAGCTTTTGATTCACGCTTGACTGGTTCTGCAACTTCTGGTTCTGCAACCTCTGGAGCTTCACCAGCGCTATCTGTTTGATAGACATTTAACTTAATAGCTTGTTCAGCCGTTGGGCTTTTAGCTTGACGAGCAATAATTTCTAAATCGCTATCAGACACAGCACCAACTGGAGAGAACAATACTTTTGGCGTAGGAGATTTTGTATCGAAAGCCATCTTAGTTACAACGCGGCCCGCTGACACATTGTGTGACGCTAGGTGCTGAATGTACGGACGGAAAGGCCAACGACCATTATCTTCTTTACCGAAAGACGAAGTAGCTGGAAGTACTAACTGCATAACATCACCTGCTGGGTCGTTCGGTAGAACAACTGCGGTGCGCCATGACAATCTGCATTTTGCGCTTGTACCATTATCGCTAGAACCCTTCGCACTATTCGGACATGCCGAGCAACTGGATGCAACTGGATTTTTAACATCTTCATCAGGCTTGTTAGAGTCAGAAGACCAGCAAGCTGGAGATACCTTCTCACCTTCTTTGTAGCCCTTGTCATAAAACATACGTGAGGCATTGTGTGCCATCTTAACAATGATGACATTCATATAGCGGTCTTCAATAGCACCGATCTCTTTACCACCTGCATACTTACGGAAGACTCCGCCCTTAATTGAAATACGCTTATTGCCTTGGCGATTGCCACCAGCAACGGCTAATGTATCTTCATCTAATCCGCCAACCGTAGCCAGCGCACCGAGGGCACTTAAATTAACTAATTCTGTACTCATTTAAAACTCCTTATTTAACTGTATTTAACTAATCTTGAGTGGGTTTATATACTACCGCAGTAAACTCTCTCATTACATTCACGCCAGGCGGCAAGCCATCACCTGCATGCTCAGCCATGAATTCTTTAAAGTTTGTTTGGTGGATACGACCTTCAAACAACTCAGGCATCTCCTTCTCCATAACAAACTTACGAAAGCTATCTCCATCAGAAATGGTGTAGCGTTCATTTAACTTTTTAACCACTCGACCTTCTTTGGTTTTAATACTTGTTGCGTTTGTTTCGTTGCACACTGCAAGCATTTGCTGACCTAAAACTACCAAATCATTTTCAAATACTTTGTCTTGTACCTTCCACTCTGCAGCAATTCTTTCACGCTCTGCTCTTATTGTCAAGTAAGTTTTTACTAATTCATCTAAATTAACTTCAATCATTGTTGTCATCTTCTATTCCTAACTCTTCTCTATACAGGTCAACCAGCTTCTCGTGGCTAGCAACTTTAGACTGAAGCATCGCATACATTTTTCGTTCAACTTCTGAACCTTGTAAGTGTACGACAGTCATATTGTTAACCTGACCAACACGGTCAATACGAGCTATACATTGCAGATATGTTTCCACACTCATGACTGGCGACCAAAATACTACGGTATCTGCGGCAGTTAGAGTCACACCATGCGATGCAGCTTGTGGTTGAATAATTAACACTCGTGGAAATTCTGAATTTTGAAACCGACTAATAATTTCCGATCGCTCTTTAGCGGCTACGCTTCCTCTAATAATTTCATTAGTGACTCCTTCTCCTTGTAAATGTTTAGAAACTAAATCAATAGTGTGACCATAGGGAACAAAAATAATAACTTTATGTTCCGTCTCATCAAGCACTTCCATTAGGGCATTTAATCGTGGAGACACATCAAATTCCACAACTTCACGGGTATCCGTATAGACAGCCCCTCCCGAAATTTGTAACAATTTTGTTAACTTTGCCGCCGCGTTAACAGCACTAATTTTTTCTCCTGCCGCCTCAATAAGCATTTGGCTTTTGATAGTTTGGTAATATTTAACAACTTGAACACTAAGTGGCACTTCACGAGTCTGATACATCACAGGCGGTAAGTCCAAACATTGGGCTTTCTCAAAACGAATTGCTGGTTGCAAAGCGTTATAGACATCTTGCCGTGCATTAGGCTTTGGCACATACTTAAAACGGGTTACTTGGTGCATTACTTTATCCCGCCATGACGTAAAATACTTAGGCACATTCCCAGGAGATACAAGCCTTGCAAGCCCAAACGCATCAAGCGGGGACTGCGAAGCGGGAGTGCCAGTAAGCATCCAAAGTCTTGTTGAAGGTTTCATTATTTTTGCTAGTGTTTTCCATCTTTTGGTTGTAACTGTTTTATAAGCGTTTGCTTCATCAATTACTATTAGGTCAAACCCTAGTTTACTTATTTCTTCTTTAACAATATTCACACCATCATAGTTAATGATGACAAACTCATAGACTCCATTAAGAACTTTCTTGCGTTTGTCTGCATCGCCATAAGCTACAGCTACGCTTCTGTGCATAGCAGTTTTAAAAATATCTGCTTGCCATGCTGAATACATAATAGATAGTGGGCAGATGATTAAAACGCGCTTAATCAAGCCTTGTGTCATTAGATAGTCGGCAGCCCATATAACCGATGAAGTCTTGCCTGTACCCGCTTCATTAAAGCAGAATGCGCGTTGTTGTAGTGAAAGGAATGAGGCAGTAGTTTCTTGATGTTTGAAGGGTGTGTACATTCCAGGCCAGGTGTAATCTCTTTGCATCGGTGAAGGAACTTTATCCCCACAGACTTTTACCATGTGTTGCATCTCTTCGATGCCCCAATACACTAGAACTTCTGCTTGATCGCCGTTGTCTTCTATGATTTCGCTTTTTTCTAGATAGTCCGTAATCAGGTTAACTCGATCTGATTTGACTCTAAATTTAACGGCTTGGTTATCAACTATTTCCACAACTGTCCTTTAACTAAAATTTAACTGTGACCCCTTACGGGGGTTAGTCGGTCAAGCCTGCCGCGCAAAGGAGAAGTGCAAATAAACTTCATAACGCCGCTTGACTGACATGGTTATAAGGGGAAGTCAATACCCTACCGCCCACTCATGCCTTACAGCGGATACTTACTTTTTAGGCTTTATTACTTTGCTTAGTTTCTTTTCGCCTTTTTCACCTTTGGCTTTTTCAGAAACTAAATTGCCTTTTGAATCTCTTTTAAACGAGCGGTTACCGTGCGCGCTCTCAATAAACAAACCAGCTTTATTTGAACCACCTTTGTCCAAAGCTTTAACATGAGCCACATCTTTGCCCTCACGAATATCCGCTTTTTTATTTTTATCTTTGTCAGGATACATCTTATCAATCGCACGACGGGCGCGTTGTCTTTCCATTCGACGTTCATGTTCACCACGGGCTTTCTCTTGTTGGTATTCTTTAGCATAGGGTCTAGGTTTATTAACGTAAGGCATTATCTCTCCTTGTGAAACTCACAGGTTCTAACAGGACACCAGCCACATAGCGGTGTAGGATTTGGATTCCATACATCATTTTCGTAGGATATGTTTAATCTTTCAAGGTCTGTACTAAATTGATTCCACAACTTAGGAATCTGATCCCGTGTGTATTCTTCGTCTATGAAACTCTCGTGCATCACAAACAGTAGACCAGCTTTGATACGCTTGACTTCGGGAAAATGCTCAAAGGTCATCAGCGCCATCAGCTTTAACTGTTTAGGGTCAGGGTAACGATTAGACCCAGTCTTGTAGTCCACAATGAATGCTTGCTCACCATCCACAATCAGCAAATCCACGATGCCACGTACCCAGTAGCCCTTACCAAAAGCACATGCTTTTTTATTGGCATCTAGTCCCATTCTATGTTCGGGATATTTAATCCCAGGGATTTCCCTAAGTGAATCTAATACAGGCTGAAACCGCTTGTAGTTTTCAGCTAGGGGTTTACCCTCACCCACATAGTCTTCACAGGCTTTATGGACTTCCGTGCCATAGCGCATCTGTTCTGTTGGGTATTTAACAAAGTGCTTTAATACTTTAACTTCCTGATACTGCTTAGGACAGTTAACGTAGTCTTTGAGAGAGGAGAATGACCAAGTAAAGTTCATGTTTACATATTACAACAAATCGTCTTTGTTGTATCCCCTTTTGAACAACTCTTTGCGAATTTTTTTAAATGCACTAGCTTCTATATTGCGCACAGTCTGACGACTAACTCCCATAACTGATGCTATGTCTTCTTGAGTCATCATAGGTGATGGCTCATCATCAACTTCAATAAAACCTACAAAAGGGATAGGCTCTTTCATTTCATAGCCTTCTTTTTCATGCCAATAGCTTTGCGTAAATCATGACTATGAAGTTTTTTACCAACTGACTTTGGAACTTCGCCAGCAGCTTCAGCTACTTTTGCGGCGCGTTTGCGATTAGCAATCTCACCATCGGACAAAACAAATTCATGTTTAGCGCCCTTTGCTTTCTTACCTTCTTTAGCAATTAACTCATCATGTGAATATGACTTGTTTGGAGCTTTAACTATTTTGCCCGATTTTTCTTTGATGGCGGGGGCTTTTACCGTCAATTTTTTAGATGCCATACTAGACTCCTTTAAGGATGTTTGGGTTAATTGCCCCAATGTTTTCAAGGTTCCGATCAGGGTAATCGTTTTTTAATAATACATACTGCATACTAGCAATCCTAGCACTTCTTTTACAATCAGATTGTACTTGTATCCACGGACATTCTTTAGTGCTAGTCTTATCAAGCATCTGTATTTTTGCTTTGGTATATTCATCCCACATAGTTTGACTAGCAACATCTATCGGGCTGAGCTTGCCTTGCTTGAGCGGGTGCGTTTCACGTTCTTGGAAGCGACGGGCTTGCTCTTTTTTGCTGACGGAGTACCAGAACTTGATAATTTTAATTCCTCCTTCGACCCAGATTTTTTCAAGGACGGGCGTTTCTTTGAAGAACTGCTTGGTTTGGTTAACTGTGCAGAAACCCATGACAGGCTCGACTCCTGCTCGGTTGTACCATGACCTATCCCAGAACGTGATTTCTCCTGCTTTAGGAAACTCTTTGATGTAGCGTTGCCAGTACCACTCTTTCGCTTCTTGCTCTGTGGGCTTGGAGAGGGCAACGACTCTTGCGGTTCTTGGGTTGAGGTGTTCCATGAATCGCTTAATTGACCCACCTTTACCTGCGGCATCGCGCCCTTCAAAAATAATGATATGTTGTGTATTAGTTTCTTTAACATGGTTTTGCCATTTCAAAAGTTCTACTTGTAATAAATACTTTTTTGCCTCGTACTCCTTGAGACTAATCAAGTTCCGTGGTGATTCTTCTGACTGATCTATTGTACTCACGCTTTCCACTCCTCCATCTCACCATAATTCTTACCAAAGTGAGCTTCACAAGCTACTGGTAAACCCTTAGCCCATTCTGGTGGTGTTGACATGACCTCGACGATCCATGCACAAGCCTCATCTACTTCATCCTCGGGAACTACGCACACCGCCGCATCATGCACAGTTAGCACGGGTCGATAGCGCTCCGTTAATTTAATCATCTGCTGACCTACAATAATCCTAGCTAACGCTTGAACTACGTTCTCCACAACTGAACCGCCCCATAGAGACACGGGGCCTTTGCGTGACTTGTATTGGTATCCGCCTTTAGAGTCATCAGTGATCTGTAAGTCAGGGTAGCGGATGTATAGTCCGTTTGGCAGTTCAATCCCTTCTTTAGTAACCCGCACACACTTGTGTTTGCCATAGGCAAACGGCTTTTGTTTAGGTTGCCAATCAGCTAACCGCTTAAGAGCGTCGTCGCCTTCTCGCCATAGCTTAACAATCATATCGTTGGTGTCTCTGTATAGATTAACTATTTCCTTACACTTATCCTCTGTGAGGTCTGCGCCTGGCGGACTAGTCTTTAGTGTGTGCTGTAACTTTAACGCACCAGTCCCATAGCCCAATCCAAGGATGCAGGTTTTACCCACAAACCTTTCAACGGGGTCTTTTTTGGTAATGGTTCTTTCATAGATTTTCGACGCAAAGACGGAATAAACATCATTCCCTTTGGCGAAGTCTTTGACCAAATCTTCCTGACCCGAAAGCCATGCGAGTACTCTTGCTTCAATCTGAGACGAGTCGCAGTTGATAACCATATATCCCTCGGGGGCAACCACCGCATTCTTAAGAGCCTTTTTCTTCTTGTCTCGACTCGGTAGGTTTTGGAAATTAACCTTATCCGACCCTGCCCAACGACCCGTATGCGCCCCGTAATATTTAAGCGGGATAGGTAATCTACCTTTGTTGCGTGAACCGACATCTATGAACCTTTCTATTCTTGACTCTTCAATGGTTGATTTAGTCCCCAGTCGCACGGCAGCGAGTTGTTGGATGATAGGGTCTTCGTGTTCTGTTAGCGCTATGAACCCTTCGTCATTTTTTGCCAGCGCAAAGGTCTGCTTGCCAGTTGTCTTGCTCTCCTTCATCGGTGGCTCGACTCCAAACTCCTTTAGCACGGCAGCGAATTGTTTATTACTAGCTAACTTCTTGCGTACTTGCTCTTCGTTCTCACATTGCAAGGTAGCTTTGAGTGTCCCTAATAACTGTAATTTTTCATGCTTAAGTTCCTCTAGTCGGTCATTGAGTAGCGCATCGTCAACTTCTAGAATTGGATTGATAAACATTTTTAAAGTCATATCTATCAAAAGCAATTCATCAGGTGGGAACGCGCTCGACAATACTTGGAAGAGCTTAAAAGTTAACTCCACATCGTTGATGCAGTATGAGCCGTAGGCTGTGAGTTCGGCGGAAGTGAAACCAGTTATTTGCTTACCTTCTGCCAACACAACCTCGTGACCCTTTACTCCTAGCTTATAACGCTCGGCAAGGTAGCCTAAAGAACCCCCGACATCTACCCCATTCGTAGCCCGACCCATGCACAATGTATCAAGATAAAAAGACGGCTTGATGCCAAACTTCCACGCAAGAATAGAGCCATCAAATAAAGTATTGTGGCAAAGCAAAGCAGAATCTTTCCACGGGAGTGTGGAAAGGTATTTTTGGATGTCAAGGTGTGAACCAGAAAACCATTCAGTGACACCCTCACCTACTTTGACACCAACACCGATTACTTCAAAGCGCTTGTCTCTGATGTATTCCTCAGTCGTCTGATGCTTAAAACCAAGTTTGATCTTGGAGTCGTAGTAGGTTTCAAAGTCTAGGGTGATTAAGTTCATTTAGTGGGGGGTATAGTTATTGTTGGGGACATCCATGTGCTAGTGCCAGCACCGCTAGTGGTAAGAGTGACTGAACCTGATACTGCACCAGTATTTAATACTTCCCTGTCTTCTCTTTCTTCACCAATTAACTTGCCCATCACCTTCTGTGTGAACTCTTCTTGACGACACTTAGCTATACCTTCTTCTAGCAACTTATACTCGGCTGGGTCTAGTGAACGCTCAAAGTCCATGATGAGATTGTTCCATCGGCTACCATGATTAAAGAACTCTTCGGGGTGAGTCTTCATTCTCTCTAATAATATTGCTACTCCGCCGTTCATTTGTATGTTACTCCTCTACCTTCACGTTTAATTTGCACAAGACCAAGTGTTGTCTCTCTAGCAAATCTTGAGGGTGAATCTTCTTCTTCTTCCTCTTGAGGTGGTACTAGGGTTGCAAGCACTCTCTGATTAAATTCTTCTTGACGAATCTTCTTTAACTTGTCAAAGATCATGCCTTTCTCGGTCTCGTTCATTGAGTCTCGAAAGTAATCTTGGTAAATAAACTTCCACTTGTCCTCGCCCATCCAAAACTCTTCGGGATGTGAGTCCATCCTTGCCAACACTATGCCAACACCACCACCGCAAATAGCATCTTCACTCATTTACTTCTCCTTAAATAACAAAACCAAAAGTTACAAAAATAGGGAGCAAGGCATAAGCCCGACTCCCTAAAAACTATTTAACCGCAAGTCCAAGGTCTTTGTGTACCATCCCTATCAACATCCCAACAACATAGGCGACCTTGCTTGTCTGTCTCGCAAACAATAACTGCATGAGCGTTCAAACACACCGCAGCGAATCCAAGAATTAAAAGTTTTTTCATTTCTTGCTCAACTTTCCTACCTCACGATTGAGATACCATTGGGCTTTCTTCAAATCTTCTAACTTGTTCCCCTTGTGGTCTGCACGAGTAATGTACTTGACCACGTTGCCGAGGTTATAGTTAAGAGACTTTGCTTCGATGAAATCAATCGTCTCGATCCCGCCTGTCTTGTAATGGGGTGGGTGATTGACGTTATCTGTTAGAGCTTTTATTAAGCGCACTTGTCCGCCACGAATCTCTGTAAGATTCATTTGGTTTTTCTTAGTTGGTCTTCCACGCTTGGGTGGATCACTAAATAGCGCCAAAGACATCTGACCATTAGGCACGTTAGTGCTAGGTTTAGATTGCGCTACTTTCTTTGATTTATGAATTATCTGATACACACTATTGGGTGTAACACCGACGGCTTTTGCTACTTCACTTGCCTTTGCATTAGGATTGTTCTTGACATAAGACAATACTTTTGCGGTTTTAGTTAACTTCTTCATACTTACTTCTCCTTTTTGGTTTTACTGCGGTTATCCCGATGTCGGGGGTTTTACTTCTTGCTTCAATCATGGCATCTGCTAACTTATAAGCGTTATCAGCTACCTCACTTAAATCGGTATGACTAGTAATCCCTCTACTTACTATTCCATTTAAAACAAACATCGCAAAACAATCTCTTAGGTCTTGTTCATTCATTGGTTAAGTCTCGATTCTTTTTAAATAAGTAATCTGTTCGGTACTCGGATGGTGGAACAAAACCATGTCGCTTAAAAGTCTTCATCACGTCAGCGCCTTTAGTCCAAACAAACTTGGAGTTTTTATCGGTCAGTTTTGGTTTTACAACTTCTTTAACTATTGGCTCTACTACTTGATACTTGCGGAAAACGGATGCCAGTTTCATGCTCTTCTCCCTGTAATTAAACTTGGTACTGAACGGAACTCATCAATGCGGTGTTGCATCGGATGAGGTGTTGGTTTGTACGGCTTTAAATCATCAAAGGTTAAATACTTTTTCTTACTTGCTTTCATTTTTCTCTTGTGCCTTTCCAATCATCCAGTTAGCCATATTCAAATCGTTTTGTAGGGCTACATTTTCGTTTTTTAAATCACGAACTTGACAAGCCAATTCGTTTGCCCTAGTGCATTGTTTTCCGTATGCTTCTCCTAACTTTTCAATGCGCTCTTGTTGTTCTTGTATCAATTCGGTGCAACTGTGATATTCACCACAATTAGGACATGGTTCATTATTCATCAGCATCTCCCATCTTCGTCACTAAATAGTTTCACCATAGTCGCATCAACATTATTCTCATCAACGACAACTGCAATTCCACCACCCTGTGTAATCCTATTCATGTGTTCAGCCTGTAATGCGGTTGGCTTGTTACCACCAGCCTTACACTCTATCGCTATGAACTTTCCTTTATAGCACACAAGAATATCGGGAACACCACTCGCACCATACCCAGCAGTAAACGGCATCGTGAAATAAATATCATTTAATTTTAAAAACTTCTTAACTCTTTCTTTGACTTTGCCTTCGGGGGTTGATGCCATTATCTTTCTCCTTTTAGTTTCATTAGTGATGGATACGGCAACACAATCACAAACCAACTGTCGCTTGATCGCCAGCCCACCTCTTGCATATCTTCATCTTGGCAAGTGGATAACAACGCTATCTCATTTAGTTCATGGTCTTGTAAGATTTGTTTATGCCTTGCAAGAATCATCGCCATCTTGGATTTAATTTCATCAGGCAAAGTGTTTTCATCAAACTCTCTGGTAAATCCATCAGCAACATACAAGGTGTAATGGTTTCCTACACGACGTAGTGGCACACGATACAAGTCCCAGTTATATTGATGCACGACTG